AGCAAGAAAAAGAAGATTGTCCTTCTCTTGCTCCACTACACAACCGTGAAGACTATCCATAATATTTGCAAACCGATTCTTTGCTTTTGAAGAAACAGGTTCCACATTTACCATTTTACGTTTTACTTTTGTTGTCATTTGTTCATTTGAAGTGTAGGAACAGGCATACCACCTTCGGTCATTTGAGTGCATTTTGTCCGATTGTATGTTGTACTTTTCTTACTGCCATACGAAAGTTTCCAAAGTCCATAGTACCATCTTCCTCACAAAAGTCTTCAAAAATCTTTTTGATTTGTTCGTCAGTGATTTGTGGGTCAGTCATTGGGTTTGTTTTGTATGAATGTATTATAGTGCATCAGGAGGATCTTGTGGGAGTGTAGTGTGCCAGTTCTTAAAGTGGCACCTTACTTACCATTCTAAAACCTTTATGCTGTTTATATTTTCCAGTAAAAGTTCCTGTTAGATTTGCTCTTTTTAAATCATATCTTTTACAAAAATCTCTTAAACTTTTTGTTTTATGTGTGATGTTGTTTTCAAGTTCCGCTATACAATATTCATAATCTGCATTTGATTCTCTTATTCTTTCCTTCAAATCATTATCAAGTTTTACTCCATATCTTGGGTTGTTTTGTTTATGTGTTTTCTTTTGTATTTTACTTTTAGTTTCTTCTGAAAGCAACCTACCATTCATTCCACCAGTATCACTATTATATCCATTCTTAAATGTATCATAAATTCTTATCCAATACATTTCTTTTTCGTTTATTAAATCAAAATCACATTCTTCAATCACACCATAAATGAAGTTATTTTTGCCATACTTTTTTATAGCACGATGAAATTTATATTGTGAGTTAGAAGACCTACAAAAGTGGTCATTTATTCTGTATTGTAATTTTTGTATTGTTTGTCCTATGTATTTCTTTCCTGTTGAAATACAATGGACACAATAGATAGTGCCTTTCATTCTACTCTAATTTGACCGCACATATATTTATATTAAAAAGGAGGAGATTTCTCTCCTCCATCCTGATAGATTGCGGTCAAATCAGGTATTATTATTTATTTCCTATCGTAGGAGAGAGTTGGCACAGGAAGACCATTCTCCGTAGGCACATAAATGGTCACGTTACCTTTGTTAGAACCTTCTTCCAGTCCAGTGATATAAAGATATTGAAGATACTCACGATTATCTTTCAGTGAATCACCAATGATTTGGTTTGCTTTTGCAACACCAGTGGCACGAATCACTTCAGCATCGGCAAGTTGTTGTGCTGAATCTTTCTTTGCTTGTGCTTCGAGAACTGCAACTTGACGAGTATATTCTGCTTTTTGAAGTTCTGCTTTACCGTCAAGGGATTGTGCCCATACATTATAGATCGGACCAACAACAGCATTGATAATCACCAAAGAAACAAGAAAAGATACACCAATAATAGTAACATTACGCATTGTGTTATCAGGTTTCATAATTTACCTCAAATAAAGTTTAGGGAGTAATCCAATCATAACCATCGGGTTCTACAACACTCTCATTCCCATCATATTCATCAATACGATAAGGACCAGAGACTTCTTCAATAGCAATTTTAGCACACATTCCGTTTGCTTTGTCACCCAGTTCTTCTACAACTTGAACCAGAATATGGTCGTGACGGGAAACATTACGATCTGACCAAGTTTGTTTGGAATACTGTTCGTTGAAAGCAATCCGTTCTTCAATTGGCGCAGAATACCAGGGTTCTGGTTTTGTAAGACGTTCTTCGGGTGGAACTAACCAAACGGTGAACATATCCGTGAAGTCACCATCTTCAATCCAAACTTGTTTGCCTTGAAGTTCCCAGTAACGCTTACATGCTTCACGGGACAGATTGAACCCACCGTAGCAGGCATTATATACTACTTTAGTCATAATCAAAGTTTGAAGGGAGAAACAATAATGCGGGGTTCAACATAAACAGGACGGGTCTTACCACTACCACTGGGGTCAGAACACATCACCCAAGTTCCTTCAGCACTGGAAGGAGAGAACAGACCATTAGGATCTGCCTGCGGAAGAGTTGTACCAGTGTATTCATACTTTTCTGGATTCGTGTATTGAGTAGCAGCAGGAAGACCATAACCAATAGAGTTACACAGAAACACTGGACGACCAGTAGTTTCAGGAACAGTATAAGTATAAGTCACCAGACCATCCTGATCACGCATTTCAATAATCTGCTTCAGCAATTTACGTTCACGGAAGTTCTTGATGGCAGGCATACCAGTTTGTGATGTGCCTTCTTGTAGAATGCGTTCTTGTTGTGCTCGTTGCTTATCATCAGAATCTCCATATTCATCACACCCAACAAGAGTTACGCTCAGAAGTGCGATTGAAGCAAGAGCAATAAAAGGTTTCATAATCAGTTAGGAAGATTGGAGATGAATGATTGGAGGTCGGTAGGCATGGCATCAGCAGGAACTTCTACAGCACGATGACGAATTACATCGGCAAGTGCTTTCTTATGTGCTGGATCTGCCTTGATGTACTCAAACTGCATATTTTGCAGTTCTTGAACAGCACCAGTTCGGAAAGACTTTGATTGCTCAAAGGTGTTTCTACGAACATTCTCAAACTTAGGAGCAAAGAATGACGTAAAGATAAGTTGGTGATAGGTAAGACCCCAAGCAAGGGCACCAACACCAACGACACCACCGACAATAGCAAGAACGGATTTCATTTGGAAGAAACGTTAGATTTGAAAATAAGATTGGCAAGAAAGATAATAGCAAAGTTCTGCCAGAAGGTCAATGATACACCAAACCATGACAGAATCAGTCCAAGCAACCATGCCTCAAAAAGAAGTCCAACAGTTGCAAGGACAACTACACCAAATACAACACCAAGAGCAGTAGAAGTTTTCATAGTAGATTACTTAATTTTTAGATGTTCTCGACAGTAAACAAATCGTTTCCATTCTTCATCTGTAAAGTTATCAGATGCGTAGGGAATACCAACAACATATGCACAAAACTTATTAATTTTTTCTGATTGATTAGAAGATGCAATCAGTGCAGAGGCAAGAAGTTCAATCACAATCAAACAAAAAGAGGAGCAGAAGGAATTTCAACGACTTCAGGATACTTACTCCCGAACTCATTACGATTATAGCACACCCACTCATCATTCAGAGTGTAGAGATAGGCATACTCTTCACCCTCGGCAAGATAATCATACTTGTTTTCATCAAGGCGAGGAGGGCAATCATCACCACGATAGGAGTAATAGTTAGGACCATACTCAGATGGAGTTCCATCATGATTAAATGGAGTATCAGTCCAGCAAGAACTCATATCACCACCATCAATCAGTTCTGCAACTTTCTCTCTGGTATTGTAGTGAGTATTCAGAATACGACCCAACCATTCAGGATAACCATCCCAATGATGATACACAGAGAGAACAGACTCATCAGAAAGTTGGATTCCAATTCGAGAACGTGTTGCCATAGATTTCCGTTGATTACCTTTGTATTATAGCAGGTCTGCAAGGGCATTGGAGGTATTGTGTGCCAGTTCAGAAACTGGCACAGTTTCTTGTATCCGTTTTTCAGCAACTCGATAATACTCAGAATCCATTTCAATACCAATAAAATTTCTTTTACAACGAACTGCAGCAACACCAGTAGACCCACTTCCCATAGTATTATCTAAAATCACATCATTCTCATTAGTGTATGTTTTAATCAGATACTCCATTAAATCTACTGGTTTTTGTGTAGGATGCAATCCCTTTTCTTGTTTAAACTTAAGTATCGTTTTGGGATATCTTGACCCATCTGGATTGTCACGATGCTTGCTCTGTGCTTTACCATAAACCTCACCAATCTTGCTGGTCTCTGATGAGAAACCAGAATAAGGAGTTGAATACCACATTTGAGGATTATATGTGGGTTTGGTGCGATAAAAAACCAAAATATTTTCATGTGATTTCAAAGGCATCACCTTTGCGTTCATAGGATTAGTTCCTTGTGGTTTTTCCCAAATCCATTCATACCTAAAGTTTTCTATGTTAGAAGCAGCAAGAATCGTTGTAAATGGTTGAGCGGCAGTGAATACCATCGCCCCATTCTTTTTACAAATTCTATGATACTGTTCCCACAACTTATTCAAAGGAATAATACTATCCCATTTACAAGCAGTTGTGCCATACGGTAAATCTACCAAAACCATATCTACAGAATTATCTGCAAGTGTTGGTAGAATTTCCAAACAATCACCCAATAGTAATGTCATGTATTTCTTCGCAGTAATCTAATTTAACAGTTGTCCAAAGTTGATGAGACATACTCTTTTGAATTTTAGCAGAATATACTTCAGAAGTACATTTCCAACCATTTACTTGTTTTGTATATTGTCCCTTTTCTCCATAGGTTTCTTCCCAGAGTTGATTATGATAATCAAGAATATCTGACTTAATTACAATGAAATAATAACGTTTGATTCCTTTTTTCCATTCATCCTTTTCAGTACCCAAACAAAAAATATAATCCTCTTTTTTTATACTCAAGAAATTGAGTTTATCTTGAATTGTTTTGTGTTTAGTCAATCGTGATCCACTAATTTCAACAATATTTTTAATTACATTTCCTCCCTTATTGCCAATACGAATACCTTCGTCTGTAGTTTGATCAAGTCCACTTTTATGATTGAAGTCTGGTTTCCAATCACTACCAAAACCTGCCTGTTTTAATGCCCAACAAAGATTTTCTTCCCAGAGTTCTGCTTTACATTGAGCACTATAAAGTTCGTGATGCTTAGTGAGACGTTCTTTAATGAAAGGAACAAGAGATTCAAACATTGATTTTTTTGTTTATCTAGTAATCATAGCACCTCTCAGTGCCCCTGAAGCAAAAAAAGGGACACTTTTTCAAGTGTCCCCAGTATAAGTTTTGGGTGAGAAGGAAACTTATAAACCCCCTTCACTCATTTAAGGTCAAACTAAAGCAGTCTGACGAGTGAATGCAACAATTTTGTTTGCGTTTGTTTTTTGTCCCGTCAACAGATAAGACCTTTATGCCCCGTCGAAACCTGTGTATCCCCGTGAAGTGGAGATAAGGGGAATCGAACCCCTGTCCGAAACATCAGACTTCTCATCCTCTTGAACTTAGATATTTATAGCACCCTTCGGTTTTAATGTCAATGGAGAATAGGAGAATCGAACTCCTAATAAGTGCTTGCAAAGCACC